CAACAAGCTGGGATCTGCTGGCTGTTCGTAAGTGTGTTCATAATGCTCCTCAGGTGTGTAATACAACATGTCACCCTTGATAGTATACTCGTAAACCCTGGGTTCTGGGGAATACTTACTATACAAACTTGCCAAAGGGAAAACATGTGTTAAGATCAACACCCGAAGATCAGGATTCGAAACGAAAGCACCCATAACATTTGAGGGCGTAAGGAAATGACCGTTGTCATGCCACAATGCGTAAGGGGTTTTGATCTCATCCAACTTGAACACTGAATCACTCAAAGTCTCCAATGCGTACCGGCCAATATCTTTCGGTTCCATCAGATTGTTCACCAACTTCATCTCATGCGTCACGACCTCCGACAACTCCTCGAACTTGTTCTGCGCCATCCAAGAAACTGTGCACGGACCTTGAATCAACTTCGGGAAAACCTCGTGTATTTGACGATTCCTCAAAGCAGCGTGAATAGGATGCCTATGACTCACTGCTTGCAAATTGGAATAAGGTAACCCAAGCCTATCAGCACACTCCTCATTGTGTACGGGTATCTGGAAAGGACATATTTTGTTTTTCTGACCTGCCGCTTCACGAACACTGTCCGTGAAATAGTTCTCGACAACTTGAATGTTCTCAGGAAATACCATGTTTGACCTTGCTGTGTCAATACCACTCTTCCCGAGAATGAGATCAGGTTTTTGCTCATCCACGTAAGTACACAAAGCTGACCAAAACTCAGTCCACTGATACAATGTGGTTGGTTTGCCCATTTTCTCGATATTTTCCACGGATGCTGAACATTCCTCACGATCACTTGCTGACAAAACGGTTTGAATGTGCCAATCTCCATCGGCTTCAACGGTAACAACTATCCACACAATCTCCTCACCATCACGACTGATCACTGGACTAGAGCAAACGAAATCCCATGTTTCATCATCGATAGATTCATAAAACTTGACCAACTGAGATATCGTCACTCTTTTTGGATCGGGAAAAAGATCATCCCCGAAAAAGTAAGTCAGGAAAAGTCTTTCCCAACAATTGCCAGGACCACCAACAAAAGGGTCTGCTACAGTTGGAGCTGATTCAGCTACTACAACTTCATCGAAACCGAAACGACGGAGCTCTGGAGCTACAACGTCCAAACCAACGCTCACACAACCTTCCAACACGAAATCGACAATCTCATCGGTAATAGCCTCGAACTCATCCACACTGATTGGGTTTTCTAAACTGCCTTCAGAGTATCCACGAACCTCGTGATCCTTGTAGACGAAATATAAACGGTGAATGACCTCGTTCATACTATAACGTCCGTCACGCAATTCCACATGCAACAAACCGGGACCGCTCTGGAAAATGG